CATTTTTATCTCTCCATTTCTAATTATATTTTCTATCTATTACCACGCAATAAATTATTCATTATATCATTGGTAGTAATTGTTTTTTCCCCACCATTAGATAGATTTGGTGAACTTTGCATTTTTTTAACTACTACTTCGCCAAAATATTGACTATTATTTTTTTTGTAGTTTTTAAGCGCAGTTTCAAAATCAGTAGTGTCATTAACTAATTGCATTACTTCACTTGTAACAAATTTTAAAAATTCGGGTTTTACATCACTTTTAGCAACCTCATTCGTTGCTTTTAGTAATGAATTTTCTTTTTTTAATTGTTCATTACTTATTTGTAATTCATTAATCTTTTCACTATCATTTTGATTTGTTTTTTTCCATTCCAAGAACTCTTTATATTTTTCATCTTTTTGCCAATCTTGACTAGCCTTTTTTCTACCAGCATTAAATGAATTATCTAAATCTTCTTGTGTGTATGTTTTTTGAGTAGTTTCTTCTACTTTTTCTTCCACTTTCGTGTCTTTGTTATCTTCCATAACATTTTCTCCTTTTGTTTATAGACATTAGTTAGTCTTTATTCCACTAATTTGTGCCGTGTGCAACCTCATATTAATTATAACATACTTTTTTTTGCGAGTCAAAACGCATAGAAAAAGAAGATTATCTTTTGTTCTTCTTTCTATTTTCTTGCTTTGGTAGTTCTTTTTTTTCTTCTTTTGGTGTTTCTTTATTAACTTCTTCTTTTGGTTTAATGTTCTCTACAATTTCTACAACGACTTCTTTTATTGGGTTATTTCCTGTTAGATATCTTGCTGTGTCTTCTTCACATTCAAAGGTATCATTTGCATATAGCTTACCTCTTACATTTTCCTTAGCATTTGCTCTAACTAATGTACTTTCAATACTATCAAATGCACCAAATGAAAAATCTTTAATTACTTTTACTCTAACCATAATATTTTCCTCCTCTTCAAATTTTTCTATAATTTCTTTTTTGTTTATCTTTCCTTTATATCCTAAATACTTTAACCAATCTTCTAATGCGTGGTTATCATATTCTTCACATTTAGGTATATTCAATAATTTTCTTACATCAAAATTCATATCTAAAGGCACAACATAACCATTTACGCCATCTTTAATTAATTCAGTGCAACCTCCAACATCTGTCACCACACAAGGCGTTTTATATAACAGGCTTTCTTGTACAGTATAAGGCGAACCTTCACTATCACTCAATAACAAAGTGTAATCGGCGTCGGCTATATAGTCCCATATATCATCTCTATGTTCCCAAAAGCGTATTTCTTCGTAATTTGATTTATACCCTCTTGAATTTGTAAATATATCAATAACGAATTTTATTTTTTCTCTTCTTAACTTTTCTGCCAATATTTGTATTCTATCCCAACCTTTGTATTGGTCAATACGTGTGCAACTTATAAAGTGTAAGACTTTATGTGTTTCTTTTTTTGGTAATAGAATATTCTTAATAGTTGTTGGGTTATCTCCTAATGCTTCGTGGCTCATTTTACTTACATATTCTCCACAACCTACTATTTCTTCTATTCCCATATCTTTATATTGCTGCCATAATAACCCTTTATCTAATAACCATTTATAGTTGGCGTGCCTCATTTCTATCATACGTTTTGCTTTTATTCCTTTAGGTATTACGCCCCATACACTATTGCGTATAAATATATCACATTCGTATTCTTTGCCTTCTTCATATTTTTCCATATTAACTAGTTTTGCCATTTTTCTTATTCTTTCGGCATCACCTGTGCAATATAAGACAGTTATATCAAAAAAGTTTCTTAACCACCAACACCAGTTATAAGCCATTGTTTCTACGCCATAGGTCAACCACCTATTTGGCAAAAATTACATTGGTAAAATATAATCTTCTTCAAATTAGGCATTGGGCATCACCACACTTTCTAAAAACCAAATATAATTATTTGCAGTTTTTCTCTTTTTATTAATACACTTGCTTATACTTGTTTTATTTGTGTTTGTTTTTTCAGAAGCTTCTGCAATAGAATTATATGTATTTATTTTTTCTCTATTTTTACTATATTGTATTACTCTTTTTTTAAGTTTGTTTGAATTTGATACTTTTTTTAATCTTTCACCATAAGTGTTATTGTATGCAACAGTACACCATTCTAAATTATCCACGTTGTTATTTAACTTATTTTCATCTCTGTGGTTTATACAAGGTAAATCATTAGGGTTATCAATAAATGTTTGAGCCACTAACCTATGTATTGAATACCATTTCCTTTCTCCATCTTTTCTTAAGCCAATTTCATAATAACCTTTTTTTATTTTAGGTATCAACAAATTCCCTTTGCCACGATAGTTGTAAAAACTCTTTATATCTCCAAAATTATTTATTTGATATAATCCTTCATAATTTGGTATATCTTTCCATATTATTTTTTTCATTCTCCCCAATTACCGAACATACAATGCTTTGTATATACCCTTTCGTCTAAATCTTTATGAGAACAAAATGTTTCTTTAGGGTATATAGCCATATTATCTCTTACTTGATATTCCATTTTATCCCTATCAAAATATTTGCCTATCATATCACTCATTATCATTGTATTTGTTTCATATTCGTGCCAATTTTCGTGTGTTGTAAATTCTTTTGTATTATACACGTCTAACATTTCTTTTATTAATGCGTTGCCTTTTTTTGCTCCCATTGTTGCAGTTATTGGATAGTGTGGTTGTTCGAACCCTGAAAAGAAGTCATATTTTAAAAAGTCATCTAAACTTTGATAAACAATAACATCAATATCCATATAAATACCACCAAATTCATATAAAGCCCATAATCTAGCAACATCACTTACAAACGCCCACTTTTTATTTTCATAAGCAACTTTTGTGTAATTGTTAAAGTTTATATTAAAGTTATTTTCATTAATTTCTAAAAAATCATAACTTGGTAATTTTTCTTTCCAAGTATTCATACAATTTATTACATTTTGTGGCTTTTCTTTGCCACCAAACCAGCAATATATAATTCTTTTTGGTATCATAAACTCACCTACATATATTATAACACAAAAATAAAAGAGTGTAAAATACACTCTAATTTATTAGCCACACATCTTCTACTTGTCTATCTCTACAATCAAATGTGTCATATATTATTCCATATTTTGAACAAACAATATGACCACGCATAGTTATTAATAAAATATTGTTAGGAAATTGTGAAGATACATATCCAACACTTCCTTTAATTCCATTTAACCTTTGATAGGTTCTATCTAAATAGTTTCTTACAAATTCTCTTTTATCAAGTAGAGTCCCTTCATATTGTGCTATATCACTTAAATAATTATATACATAGTCCCACGATTTATTTGTAGCACAACTTATTGCTCTTATAACACAGTCATCTTCATATTTATTTAAAGCATTTGCATTGTAAAATTGATACATACTATCTCATACTTCTTTGTAAAACTTCATTTAACATTTGATGTTCTTGTGGTGTATCTGCCTCTTCGTGTAAATACCTAACAAAATCTTCTAATGATTTAACCATATATTCAAATGATTTATCAGTTTCTTCATTATGCCCATATCTTTCTCGGTTTTCCATATATCTTCCATATTCATTTCCTATTCTATCTATATGGTCATATCCACGATATTTCATATCATAACCTCTACGCCCATAAGTATCTCTTCCATAATTTTCACCATAACGACCATAACTATCATATCCTGGTCTTCTTGCACCATAATTTCCGTACATTTCTTTATCCTCCTTCATATAATGCTTTATTTTGCTTAATTTTACTAAATTATCTAAATTATTAGTATTAATATCTTCATCAAGTATATGTTGTATTTTTTCTTCAACTTTTTTGATTACTTTGTCTTCCATTAATGTTTCCTCCTTTCTTTAAAAGGTCTATTATTTCATTATTTTGTTGTATTATTTTTTCTAAATATTCTTTATTTTGATGTTGTAATTCATTCATTAAATCACTATTGTTATAGTCTTTTGATATTAAATCTAAACTCAATATTTGTAATATTAACGAAGTTAAATCTAATCTATTGTTCATTATATTCTTTCTCGTTTTATACTAAATGTTGCATTTGTAATAATTGCTTGTGTAGTTGATATTGGTGTTGTTGGGTCAGTTGGTGTTGGTAGACTTGAAACACTTCTTACACTTACGTTTGTTGTTCCTCTAGGGCATACTCTTAATTTTTTGTCAAATGAGATTGTTTCATAATCATCAGCAGCATCAATTGTTACAGCTCTTATAGTATCAGGAATTAAAACACCATCTTGGAATAAACCTATTGCTACTACTCCAGCAGTTGCAGTGCTTACAGAGGCACTAAATTCTACATCATAATATCCTGTATATCCATTTCCAAATATTTTAAAGTTAGGATTACCATTTGAATAATCTAACCAACCACAACAAGTAGCACATCTAGTTCTTATATCAGTTTCATCAAAAGTTATTGGACTTGCATTACTTGGCAATGCTAATGGTTCATTTATAATTGTTTCTATCATTTTATTTCTACCTCCTTAATTTCTAATGGAATAGGTGTAAATTGATTATTATTTAAAGACATACTTTCTTTCAAAAAATCTTTCATCTCTAAACTATTTTTTATTTCTATCAATATTTTTACATCTTCTAAACTTAAATCATCTCTTACAAATACCTTTTCCATTTCTTCTTTTATTTTATTTTCTAATTTTTCTAACATAATGTTCTCCTTTCATAAATAAAAGAGGATAAGACTTGCCTATCCTCTATGTCACCGACATTTATGTCGCCGACCTTTTAGCAAGTTCTCGTAATCGAGTATGTAGTATTCTACTCTATGCTATTAAATAAATTGACTTGTTGTTCCTGTGCATCCACATCCACCACTTCCATTGCAAGTAAATATTGGAGTATTTCCATATACAGGTTGAGCAGGAATAGGACAACTTCTTAACTCACTAACTAATTGATTAGCAACAACAGCATTATTTTCTCTTAATGTTGCAGTTTGTGCTACTTGACTTGCTTGTAAATCTTTCATTAAGATTTCTCTTTGTAAATCAGCAATTTTTTCATTTTTAGCATCAATCTTATCTTGACATAATTGGTCTAATATTCTTTGTGTACTTGCAGTTTGATTAGATATAATATCTCTAATGCCATTACTTAATGCTTCACGGTCTGCACAGTTTTCACTAATAATGGTTGCTTTTAAATCTTGCGTTGCAAGTCTATTTTCACAGCAACAGTTTAAAAATGTAGTATTTAAACCATAAAAACCATCTTTAATGCTATCATTTATTGTGTAAGTTGAATTGCATAATTGATTAGATAATGAATTTATACCATTAGTAACATCTTGAATATCGTTGCTTAATTGTAAAGTGTTAAAACCATTGTTAGTGTTTTGCATAATTTCTTTTTGACCATTTGATAGCCAAGCATATCCATTATCAAAACCACCATTGAAGAAACCACCATTTCCGTTATTTCCCCAACCACCAAATAAGGCAAACAATAAAATTATCCATATCCAATCTCCACCATAGCCACCAAAACCATTACCATATCCTCCCATCATAGGCATTACAGGATAAGCGTAACCATTATTGTTATTAGTTGCTAAATCAACTGTAGGAACAATTCCTGAATTTCCATTCATAATTTTTTCTCCTTTCTAAATATTTTTTATATCAACACTATTTTGTGTTAATACCTTGATTAAACATATTCATAAAGTTATCCCATTGTTGTCTTTGCTGTGGGTTAAAGTTATTTATTGTTTCATTTAATAAATCTTGTGGGTTATTATCCTTTCTTGCTTGTTGATATTTTTGAAATGCTTGTGGGTTTCGTGCTTTTAATTGTTTCTCCATTTGGTTCATCATATTCTGTGGTACTTGCTGTATCTTGTTTTGCATTAGCATTTGTAACATTTGTATCATTATTTTTCATCTCTTTTCTTAATTCTTCAATTTGTGATTGTAAAAATTCTATTTGTAAGTCTTTATCATCTTTGGGTATAATTTCGATTAATTCGTATGTTTTGATTTCGCCCTTAATATTCTTTATCCACACAACACTCATATCTTTACTAAAATATGGTGTATCGCCAATTACCATATCTCTTTGAACTTCTTCAATAGAGGTTGCATATCTTATAACATCTCTACTTGTTGGTGCTAGTTGAAAGTTTTGTGTAAAATTTGTTGGCTGTTGTGGTTGTTGTAATTGTGCTTTTATTTTTTCTAAATTATTTATTTTATCATTAAGGCTATCAATACTTGCTTGTGTATTATACAAATTAAGATATGGGTTGTTATACATAATTTCCTCCTATAAAATAGAAAAAAAGAGTGCTTTTCAAATATTGTTTTAAAATATTCTAATAAGTCTTATCTCTCCTTTTCACTTACATTAAAGCATAAAAAAAGAACCCTTGTTGTTCACATAGAGTTCATTTAGAGTTCTTTTCTATTATATTTAATATTTTCGGTAGTTTCCTTTTTATAGAACTTTGAGAATAGCCAACTTCTGCTCCTACATCGACTTGTGTCCATCCTTGTAAATAATAAAGTTTTGCTATCTTTCTTTCGACTTCATCTTTTATATAATTATCTATAATATATTCCCATTTTTCATTAGGCATTGAATATAATTCATCAGTTAATTTTGGTCTTGATTGAGCCATTATCTTCTTTTTCTTCTTATAATAGTTCTTCTTTTATTATTTCTTATTATTCTTCTTCTTTGTCTTGCTCTTGCCATTATTCTCCAATGCTTTGATGAATTTCACTATTATTAGTATCTTCAATGCTTTGTGTTTCATCTACAATTTCATTTGGTACCAATAAATAAATGAAAAATGCTATTACTAATATGATTATTGTTATCCATAGTCTTTTATTTGCTCTTTCCATTCTATTCATAGCACTTTCGTGTGCTACAAATGGTATCATCACTATTTCCTTTTCTTCCATAATACACCTCCAAATATATTATATAATAATTTTATAAAAAATCAAAGTGTTTTTACTTTTCTATAACCTGTTGCTTTTCTATGATATCCTGTTACTCTTGTTCTTTGCATTTTTGTTGGTAGACCACTTATTTTACTTAATTCTCTATATTTATCAGTTAATTGCGTTATTTTATCTTGTGCCTCTAATACTACAAGATTATTATTTGCTTCTTTTCCTATTATTTGAATATCTTTTTGTTTTCTTATTTCAGTTTCTATTTTACGTTGTAATTGCGTTCCTTCGTATAAGGAATAATGTTTACCTTCATAATCGAAACCTTTTTGATTTCGATATTTAATTTCGTCTAGTTCTTTATCAGTATATTGCGGCTTGTTTACAC